GAACGTGGCTGCACCGTTCGTTGGTGCCGTTGGGTGAGGCGGACATTGACACTGACGAGTCAGCGGCAACGGTCCAGCAGTGTACGCTGGGTTCGTGTTTCGTTTAGCTGGCTAACGTCTAAAATCACCGGGCCGCGAGGGTTGAGCCGACCACGCGAACACGCCCGCAATCGCGGCTCCGGTGCAATTTTTTGTTATACGGCAGTTTGTTTTCCGGGATCGGTGGGTTTGACCTTGGTTTTGATCGAGCCGGAATGCAGTGTGCGTGGCAGGTTGAGATTGACCCGTACTGCCAACGGGTCTTGAAACGACATTGGCCGGACGTGCCCAATACTGATTACAGGGGGAGCATAAAAGAACAGCTCAATCAGCTCACGACGACGTTGCACAACAGCCTCCGGGAAGATGATTGGCGATGACAAACGGGAATTTGGGGCGTTCGAGGGCCAGACCAGAAGGCGAATTCGTCAGGAATGAAAGCCGGTCGATCGTTCAGGATGTGAAAGAGGTTCGTCGCAGGTCAGCGGACGGGCAGTTAATCGAGGACATTGTCGTGCGGATGCCTCATCGTTCGCGCGAGTTTATCCGGGAGGCGTTGAGCGGGATCGGCGTTGGGGCGTCGGTCCCGTTCTGAAGGGATTCGAGATGAAGCGATCGGGGGCCAATAATCCACCGTGCGGGCACTGCCGGCATTTGGAGCAGCATGACTTCAGCCGGGAGCGTGGTCTTATACCGATGGACAGCGTGACCGACTTCATGTGCGGCCATCCTCAGGTGGCGGAACTGGAGAGGTCTGAGCGATGGTGTGGTTTTTCACCGCGTCGAATCGACGCCTGTCCTCAGGAAGAGGCCAATGACTAACGAGGAGGAAGTGAGCGATGAGCAGTTCTGGGTTTTGATGATTCACAAGGGGGATCAGGTGCAGCAGATGCTGATCGATCTAATGGAATGGAGTGGTGAAACCGAGTTCTACAAGTTCGTGACGGAGTACATCGCTCCGCTCGTCCCCCGGTCCCGTCCCGGCAGGAATCTGGATCCGGAGGAACTTGTGGGTTTACTGGCGTTTGCCGGGGCTCTCAAGGTGATCACGGCGTGGAAAGAGATGAAGGACGGGGACGAGTAGCGGTTTATTCTGTGAATGGGCGCAGAACCGTGCCCTCACGATTGAAGACATGGAGGCATTGGAGGAACGTGAAACGGCAACCGGGTGATGATTTGGTATCGGTGGAGATTCCTGCAGGCATCCGGGAAGAGGACAAGCCAGGTAAGGTTGGATCGTTGGGTAAAGATCAGACCAAGAGACTCATGGAGCTTGAGGGTTTACTGATGACCGCTCCCTATTCGCGTGAACAGCTTTCGCGAGTGCTGTGTGTATCTCAGGACACAGTTCGCCGTGACATCAAGCTGCTGAAGGAGCTGGGATCTGATGCGGAGTATTCGGATGCCGGGGGATGGTTTGCTCTGCGTCCGGTGTTCGTGAAGAACATGAGGAAGAAGAGTTGACGGAAGAGGGCTCTCATCGCGAAAGGCCATTACCAACGGACCCTGAGCCTGTCTGGTCCCGCTGGCTTGCGGAGCAAATGGGAGGTGTTGCCGAATACCAATTACCGTGCAGAGGGCGAGTAGACATCCTGACGGACACACTGGCGTGCGAAGTCGACTGGGTGAAGACAGCGCACGAAGGAATAGCACAGGCGGTGTACTATGGACTCATGACGGAGCGACAGCCGGCTATTATCCTGCTTTTGCGTGGCAAGCCGACAGAAGCGAAGTATCTGGAGCGAGCTAAACTTACTGCGGGGAAACTTCACATCCCCGTGTTCACATGGATGACAACTTAGGGAGGAGATTTTCATGGCGGACTTAACGATTGGAACTGTCACACTTCTGGACGCCGGCATGCAAATGATGTCGGTCGAAGTCGGGGAGGCCGTGACGATGTTCCAGCCTTTGTATGTCGACAACACTGGTGCTTACAGCAAGGCTACGGCTTCAGACACGGACAAAGATGAAGTCGCGGGGATTTGTTACAGCACCAGTAGTACAGGCGGGACGGGCCTGTTGCTTCCACAGGGTGCCCGGGTCGACCTGGGGGCGATCCTGACAAAAGGCGTGACGTACTGCCTGTCCACGAACTCAGGAAAGATTGCCCCGCAGTCTGACCTGACAACCGGTGACGCTGTCGTTCCGATCTTCTGGGCTGAGACGACCAGTATTGCCTACATCTGGGTCGTCAATCCGGCGAACACAATCATTCTGTAAGGATCAGCATTGGGTAACACATACATTTACTGCAGAGTTTCGTCGAAAGAACAGGTGGTCGATGGATCCTCCCTGCCTGATCAGGCTCGTGAGTGCCGTTCCTATTGCGAGCGTCACGGCCTGACACTGGGGGAGGAATCGAACTACGACAATCCCGGGGTCTTTTCTGACCCCGGTGTATCGGCGTGGAAGATACCCCTGTTTGAACGGCCGGGATTCCAGCAGTTATGGTTTGCCTGCAAGCCCGGAGACAACATTGCCTTCCTGTCTTTGGATCGGGCGTTTCGTTCCGTCCATGATTTCAGTCATACATGGCCGAAGTTCCAGAAGGCCGAGATCAACCCGATCTTCGTCTCTGATCAGGTGGACATGCAGACGGCGACAGGCCGGCTGATGGCGCATGTGATGGCGTCTTTTGCACAGTACAAGTCAGAGCTGATCAGCCAGAGGGTCCGGGACTCCTATCGTTTTCGCGGTCGACGGAAAAAGCATGAACTACCGCCATCTCGTCGTCAGTCCGATGACCCGTTACTGGCTGAAGTCCACAAGCTCGGGGAGCCACCGGAACCAAAAGAGCAGGAAAAAGTGGGACGAGTGTTCGGATATGTTCGCGTCTCGCGAAGTGTTCAGGACATGGAAGCTCAAACCGAGCAGGTCAACAGCCGGATTGATCAGTTGTGTGCTGATGGGCTGCATGATGCCGACGAAGTCTTCGTTGATCATGGCGTTTCAGCGTTCGCTGTCGACTGGAAACACCGACCTGCCGGCAGTGAACTGCATCAGGAACTGCGATCCGGGGACTGCATTGTTGTTTCGCGTGTCGACAGGTTGTTCCGTTCGGTTCGCGATATGGCGATTTCGATCCAGGCACTGAGTGAACGCGGCGTCAGCGTGGTGACCTGTTGCGGCGTGGACACTCGTTCGGAGATCGGTCTTCAGCTCATTGAGCTGTTAGCGATGATGGCGAGCTGGGAGTCTCGTGCTTCGAGCGTGAGGATCCGTCTTGCGTTGAAGCACCGACGATTACTCAAAGGGAAGTGGCATTCAGCGCGTCACTTGCCGTATTGGATGAAGTCTGTCGACGATCCTGTTACCGGGGAATGGGCGGCTCATCCCAATATGGTGGCCATTAATGAAATGCTGGAGGCGGAAGACCTGCTGAATCTGGGTCTGTCACAGGACAAAGTCGCTGACACGATGGAGAGTCGTGTTGCGAAGCGGCAGAACCGTCCCGTCATGCCGCGAAACGGCTTTGATCCTGATCTTATTATGCGTCGTGCCCATAGAGGTAAGATGCCATCACCCCATAAGCAGGCCCTGAAAGACTGGCTGTCCGGCCGACCACGTGTCAGAAACGGGATGGTCCTACGAGAATGGACGCGGTGTCGAGTGAAGGATCTTCGTCGCGACCTTTGTGAAGTCCGCGAAGTGCTGGACCTAGACGACTGGGTCGACAAGCCGATGCAGAGATTCGCAGGGGATGAACCATCGCCCGCCAATCTTAACGGCACCCCGCAACTCTCCTCGGTGGCACATTAGCAGAATCGGCTTCTGCGATACTTCATAGCCACGGCTGCGCAGCCACGCACAGGCTTCCTTGGGTGATAGTTTTGAGTTTTCTCTCACGCTGCAATCCTCCCCCTCCAGAGAAACATTCGCAGCGACTTGTGAGTTTAACGCCCCGCCGAATTCCGGGAAGTCCTAAACTCCCTTTTGCGCCCGAAGGACCTCACTACATCTATACATAAACGGAAACATTCTCATGCTTTAGGCATGAGTGAAATCGTTCCTACAACTCCCTCCCTGCACTCGATCGTTAGTCAAAACGGTCAGGCGGGGAATCTATCGCAACCTGCACCAGGTGCTGCCGCACAGCCGAGCGCTTCGTTAGCAGATGTAAGCCCATTCCAGAATCAACAGGCATCGACGAATTCAGCGCCTGCTGGTGATGGTCCTGCCGTACCGCAAACTGCAGTCCCTCCACCAGCTGCAGCACCAGCAGGCTCGCCACAAACCACACAGGAACAGTCGCAGGCTAACGTCGCGAAGATGTTTCAGGATGTGGGATTCTCCGGCCTTGACGGAATGAATGACCGTCAAACCATCGAGTCAATTGCCGATCAACTCGATCGAGCCAACGAGATCTTTGAATCCCAGCAATCGGCAAACCGCAATACAACAGAGAACGCGCTGCCAGCGCAGCCAGCACCCGAACCCGCTACCGCCTCGGATGCTGGCTTAAAACCACAGCTCTCACCACAAGCCGAAGCGATGGCCCGACAGGGCATGATCCGAAAAGGCGATAAAGGGTGGGAGCCAACACATCCGGGTCTGCAGGCGTTTGCCGACGAGCTGAATCAGGTCGAGGCTTATCGCCAGTCCATGGCTGTGACGCTCTTTGATAACCCTGAAGAGTTTGCGGACAAGTACATCAAGCCTTCGCTGGGTTTTGACGGACAAACGTCAAAGCTTCAGGAACAGATTGATGAACTAAAGCAGCACCTGGCTTTCCAGCAATCGGCGTCGCAGGAAGATGCGATCACTAATTGGGTCGACACGAATGCGAACGCTCTTTGGGAAGATCGCGGCGCAAACAAGCTGACGCGGTACGGCGAAACATACGACCGGCTCTTCGGATCTATTTCGGGCCGTCCGCAGTCGCAAGATCTTTCCCCCCTGCAGATTCACGAGCAGGTCCTTGAGTCTATGCAGATTGCGGGGATCACCCCCGCCGTTCCGGCTCCGCAGCAGCCGACACAGGCATCGCAGTCATTCATGCAGCAGGTGGCACAGACGCCGCCACGCATGCCGGAAAATCGTTTAACCGAACACCAACTGGCAAGTCCGTCGCGTCAGCCTAACGGGGCTCAGGTTCCGACAGGTCGCGGAGGGTTGCCAAATCTTCAAAGCATCATCGCCGCCCAAAACGGGCAACTTGGCTAACGGAGTAGTCACCCATGCCACAGTACGACCAGTTCATCCAAGAAGCGCACATCAACACGATCCGCACTTCAGCGCCCGTCTATATGAAGGGCTATGCGGATTTAACGAAGCGTAACTTCATCCTGTTTAACCTGATGTCCCAGTGGGGCACCATGGTTTACAACGCTTCGGGAACCGCGAAGCAATGGCAGGTCCTCGTATACGAGCACCTGGTGAAGACCTTCTCGGATACGACCAATAAAGTCTTCCATGACCACGATGCATTCGAGTCGCTGACCGTTGGGGTTCGAGGATACGAAACCAACGATGTCCTTCGCGAACTGCAGTGGAAGGAAAACCAGGGCGAAGCTCAGCTTATTAACCTGTACGAATCTAAGCTGAAGCATATGGCTGTCTCACTCAGTCGCCGTATGCAGGAAGCTGTCTATCGCGACGGAGACTCAGCAGCCTACAAGGACGGCTATCAGGGATTTGAGACCGCCCTTGGAGCTTTGAACGCCAGTAACGGCGGATCAAACGCGGGCGCGACGGATCGACTGGTTCTGCCGAAAGACAGTTACGGGGGCCACAGCACTGAGCTTGGGAACTTCGGCGGATCCTGGTCAACAGACCTCGGCTCTGCCGACCGCCTCAATAAGACGCAGGGTGCGGATAACGACTGGCCGTTTGGTCAGGGCGATTCCGAGTATGACGCCCTGTCTCCGACGCTGTGGAACTACGACTCGTCTGACTGGGGTTCAGACAACTGGTCTGACAACTGTGAGACGGTTGTTCGCCACGCGATTGAAGCTCTGCGAAGCAAGAATGGCACTGGCCCGGTCACTGTACCGCCTTGCTTCATGATCTCTTCAGACATGTACGCTCAGCTGAAGAACTACTACTCAAGTCGATTCCGCACGATTCAGCCGTTCAGCGGTGGCGACCAGGGCTTCCCGATCGCCGACTCGATTGAAATCGACGGAGCTGCCTTCAAGTCCGACTACGCCTGCCCGGCTGGTGTTGGATATGGCGTCTGCCCGGATCACATCGAGATGTTCCACTACCAGACGAAGAATCCAGCACCTGGCGATACCGAGCCCATGATCGATGTGCACGGACCAGATTGGGTGCCCGAGAATGGTGCATACGTCATGCGAGCTAATACTTTTGGCAACCTTCGCCTGCAGCCGAAGTTCATGTGCAAGCTCGCACCAACAGCTCACTACGCAGGCTGATCTCATATTTTTCCTTACGGAAACTGAACACTAGAAATCCATCCTTCGGAGAACTTCGATGGAACGCTCAGTCGACCAAAATCGCGGACGTAAAAACATCATTGATGACAATGATGGCCTGAAACTTGGCGAGCGGTTTATTCTCACAGACTCTGAAAAGCAGTCTGGGAGTCGTATCCGTCGCGACCTTTCGGGGGCGATCACTTACGCTCGGCTCGTGAAAGCGGAGGCAACACTGTCTCCCGGAAACGCAGTCAAGTTCAACGCCGCAAAGTATGGCACGCACGTCGATGCTGTGGCTGCTGACGACGGCGTCATTGATGGCATCGTTGATCCGGAACTTTCCGGTGATGTTGCCTCAGGAGACACCTTCCTGCTCATCGTTGAAGGCCCAGTTGATGTGGTTGTCAACGGTGCGGTTGCCGGTCCGAAGATCGTCGGTGCCGGGTCAGGCAAAGTGAAGACAGCACTCGACAGTGTCGCCACAGCCCGAGGCCGGCTGATGGAAGCTGGCGGTGCAAAATCAAACGGGGACACCCTGCGGGTTTACCTGTAATCACAAGTCATACTGGGAGCGAGTGAAACGGTTTACACGTCGGGATTATGTCCCGAAGACAGTCGGTTCGACTCCGATGCTCCTCAGTTTCCTAACCGTCCCGAAGGGATTCACGATGCACGGTAACAACGGCGAACTACCAAAAGAAAACGGAACGCCAATCCTACCGAACGACCGACTGGCCAACGCCACCCGTGGGGGTAAGTGAGGCCGTCAAAGAGGGCTCTCACTGTGTCTACGGAAGCACAAGAAAGGCAGCGTTTCGGCGAGCGAATCGTTTGCGATCATTGTGGAATTCCGTTGCCACCGGAGAAGTTTGAAGGCGACAACATCCTGTGTGTTGATTGCCATCCCCAGGTGATTGCGCAGCATAACGTCGCAATCACTCCGGAAGACCGGCATAAGTCTGGTATTCAGCGGCGGCTTGAAGAAGCCCGCGAAACCGCCGACCCCAGTGTGATTAAGGGGTACGAGCGTGCTGAAGAGATGCTGGGCATGAGTCCGCAGGAAGTGCAGGCCGATGCGATTCTTTCGTTGAAGAATCCGGGACACGGCCGCGCCGATCTGACGGAAGAGCAGAGAGCGGCGCTGCCTGTCGACTGGAAGACCATTGCGAAATACACCGGGATGCTGCAGCAGGCTCAGTTCCATCGAGATCAGCAGCTTCTGGAAAGCAATACAACAGGGGACGCGACTCCTGAGCAGCTTCGTGCGACGGTCCTCAAGGGCGTGCTTGATCACGTTGATCAGGACCGGGACTTGCGAATGCAGCTCATCCGGGGCTTCTCACAGCGATGCAGCACCTTCTTTGATGAAGTGATGCAGGTGGCTCGTGAGATGAACGTCGAGTCGTCAGTGGGGGCCATTACATGAAACCCGCAGATTTCATCCGAGCAGCGAATGCCCTGCACACCCATGAGATGGACGGCCTTAAGCTCTTCCGCCCGACAGAGGCACAGGAGGAAGAACTTCACCGAATGACGAATAGGGATTTCATTGAGATCCTGATTAAAGCTGGTAACCGCGCCGGGAAGACTGTGCTGGCGGCTGCCTTCTTCGCGTCTTTCGTTCGTGATGAGCCTATTACGACATGGAGTGGGGAGAAGATCTACTGCCGGCCGGAACGAATGCGAGGCCACTCAATCAATGCATGGGTCATCGGTGATCACCTCCGTCACATCGGAGCAACGATTTACCGGCTGCTGTTTGACGAGCATCCGACAGACGGCCTTAGTCGCATCCTGATCGATCCGGAAACCGGCGTATGGCGAGCGTGGAGCCCTGAGGTGTTCCCTGGAGACCGGGACCTAAAACAGGAGACGATTGTCGCCCCGCCGGTGATTCCGGCTCATTTGATTAAGGAGATCGCGTGGGCACCGGGACGAGCCAGAGAGCATGAGTTCCGTTGTGTCACGCTTAATGACGGAACGACGATTCATGGCTTCGCATCGTCTGGTGAAGTGAAACAAGGGGATGCGGTTCACATCATCTGGAACGATGAGAACCTCGTTACGAAAACACACTACGAGGAATGGATTGCACGATTACGGGATAACGAAGGGGTCATGGTATGGTCAACGATGCCTCGTGATGACTGCTATGTCTTCAATAGTGTCCTCGATCGCATAGAGTCTGAAGCCGAAGAGATCGCGAACGGGGACAAAGACCCATCAGAGCAAATCACCTTACTGGTAGCGCTGAGCTTTCTTGATAACCCGTTCATCTCTGATCGCGCTAAAGACATGGCGTTGGCTCGCACGGGTGACCGTGAGGCGTTGGCGAGAATCTTTGGTGAGCGATCAACAGAGCTGATCAGCATCTATCAGGACTACAACCCTGACTTTCATGTGGTGCAATACAGCGACGAGTCCCTGAACGACAGGCTCACCGAGGCACTGGAAGAGAATAACTGGGATCCACCGGCGGACTGGACTCGTGAACTCATCCTTGACCCCGGAACGCAAAAGCCAGCGATCCTGTTGGGGGCTGTTCCGCCTCCACGGCTCTGGGATCACGGTGAGCCCTACTATGTCGTGTACCGTGAGATCTTTGTTCGTCGGGCCAGTCCCGCTGATCTGGCTCGTATGGTGATGGAGACGGAGCAGAACTACCGGTTCGAGAGGTTCGTGATTGACGGCCGGATGGGTCGCCAGAAACCACCGGGCTTCACCGAAACCGTTGACTATCAGTACGAAAAAGCGTTTCGCGGCGCAGGACTGGAGTCACGCCAGACGGGTCACGGCTTTATCGCCGGCGATGACAACTTCGCGCGACGGTCCTCAATGGTGATTCGATCCATGCGGACTCGAAAGTGCGGCCGTCCCCAGCTCCGGATTATCAATCAGCGTTGTCCGAATCTGGTCAAACAGCTTCGAACGAATGTCAGAAAGACGAGTCCTGAAGGAGAACCTCTGGAGGAGGAGGCTCCCAATCAGGTTAATGACTGCCGGGTCACTCTCGAATACTGGATCTCCAGGCGTCCGACGTGGCGAGAGCGTGCGAACGACGAGCCAGAAAAACTGGATCCGATTGATCGGTATTACCACGAGCTGCATCGGGAATACGACGAGAGGAACCCATCGGTCAGTCACGAGAGTTATTCCATTCCGATAGGAGCGCCGTAATGGCTGAAAAGACTGAAGGCCCCAAGGTGGGCGACTTTGTGGTGTGGTGGAACCAGGGCGTGATTAGTAACGACCCCTGTCCAGCGATTGTGACCCAGGTGGGCGCACCGGGGATTTTGAGTTTAACGGCGTTCACGCCCGATGGATCACTGGTCGCGCAGGGTGTTCGGCACAAGGACGATGAGGGTCTTCGCGAAAACCACAGGCGACGGTCCGGTTGCTGGGCTGAAAAAGATTAAAGGCTAGCCCGTGTATTCCTCTCCAGAAAACATGCAGTCGCAGTTCTACGGTCCGCTCGTCAACGTGTGGATGGAGCGGATACGTGCTGCGCAGGCATCGAAGAGTCGCTTCAACGATGTCGGAAAAATCTGCAACGATTTCTATGAATCCCAAAAGGGGTTCATGTGGAAGAGCAAGGAATACTTCAACGGCCAAATGCCTGAACCTCGCTTCGCGATCTGCATCGCCAAGGCGTTTGAGTTCGTGGCGATCTATGGTCCGCATCTGTTCTGGCAGTACGCGGATCGTTCTGTCATTAGTCAGCGTCAGCTTGAGTTGACACCGGACCTTTTCGGAGACCCCAACGATCCGGAGATACAGCAAGCCGCTCAGCAGTTTATGGCTGAGGATCAGGCGAGCCATGCGTATCAGGAGTTCATCAATGAAATGATGAGCATCTACCTGAACTGGTCTCAGCGGGAACAGCCGGGAACGTTGATGCAGCATGGCATGATGGCCATCATTGAATCCCTGATCAAAGGGATGGGGCTGTTGTGGCCTGAGACCTATGTGATGCCGGGGTCTGAAGACGTTTACACTCGGCTGAACTACGACACGGTCGACAACCTGTTGATCGATCCGGATTGTAAGGATCCACTGTGGGAAACGGCGGGCTACATCGTTCGCCGGCACTTCAATCCGATCTGGCAGGTAGAGCGTATATTCGGGTTGGAGCGAGGAACTCTCGACGGGAAAGGCACGGCACATTCCTCTGAGTCGATGGCGCGTCAGAATGCTTCTCAGGAGACCATCGGGGGCCGGACGTTCGACTGCATCGAGTGGTTTGAGGTTTGGTCCAAAGTCGGCGTTGGACCGCGAACGAACAAACTGAATCACCACATGGTCGACATGTTCGATGATGCGATTGGTGACTTTGCTTATCTGTGTATTTCACCCAATGTTCAATTCCCACTGAATGCACCAACGCATAATTACTTTGGTGAGTCACCTGCCGGGACTGAGGACATCGAGCAGATGTTCCGGTGGCGATGTGCAGGTTATGGGGACGAATTCGAAGTCTGGAGAGACGGCAGGTGGCCTGTCAGTGCCCTTTCCTACAATCCGGTCGATAAGTCTCCCTGGCCGCTGGCACCGCTTAGTCCTGGACTGGGTGAGTTGATTGCAATCAATGTCCTCACGTCGTCGTATGTCGATCAGGCGTGGGAGAATCGCAAGCGAATCATTGCCTGTGCGCAGTCGGCGTTTTCACAGCTTGAAGAAGCACTGTCGAAAGATCGATCGACGGCGATCGTCAAGCTGAACGACAACATCCACGGCAGCATCAATGAGATCATACAGATGCTTGACCGCCCGATGGCACAGGGCGATCAGCTTCAGGCAATGCAGATCCTTTCGGAGAACTTCAATCGCAGGGTCGGCCTGAACGAGCTGCAGTACGGGGAATCCAGAACGCAGATTCGGGTCGCGGCTGACAGCCGGCAGAAGACGGAAGCCCTTTCCATTCGTCCGCAGAAGATGTCCGGGGATGTGGCGCGATGGATGACTGACGCATCGCAAAAGGAAATGTTCCTCGCGGCGATGCACGTCGAGGGCCAAAGCCTCACTCACCTGCTGGGTGCCGTTGGAGCGCAGCATTGGGATCAGTATTTCCAGGGCGTTGATATCAACCAGTTCATGCGGGAATCCAAGGCATCGGTAGAAGCCTCTGAGATTCGTCGGCCAAACAAGGAACGTGATACTGCGAACATTCAGTCGCTCCAGCAGTACCTGCTGCCGATGCTGCAGGTGTTTGCCCAGGAAACAGGAAACACGGAACCACTCAATGTATTCCTGTCGCAGATGGGCGAAGCGATGGACATGCATGAATCGCCAGCCGAACTTCCGGAATGGCGACCACCGGTTGATCCAGAGCAACAGCAGATTCAACAAGAGCAACAGCAGGTTGAACACGAGCTGGCAGCAGCCGACGCTCAGGCAGAGATCCAGAGAAAGACCGCTGAGGCGGCGGCAAAAGAGGCCGATGCTCAGAAGAAGGCCGCAGAGGCAGTAGCCAAACAGGCTGATGCCCAGAAAACGATGATCGATGCGACTGCCGCAATGGTTGAGACACAGGTGCCAACGCGGCTTCTGGGTGAGATCAAGCATCAGCAGGACCTGAGGCACACGGAAGAGTCGCACCAGCAGGATCTTCTGCACAGGGAACAGGAGCAGGTGCAGGGTCTGCTGTTTACGGCACAGGAAAACAATCAGAAGCGGGGGTTAAGTGATGGCACAGCTGGGTGATCTGAAGGACCTAAAAATACCAGTCGACGTGCAGCGGTATGGCGATTACCCGATGCGCACTGGTGGCAAGAGTATTCTGCAGTTTTTCGTCGAGTGTGTGGCGAAGGGCACATCACCGCGAATGGCTGAGTCTCTGGCGATGCAGGAACCGCCGGGTATTGGCATTACCGACACCACATTTATTGCTGATCAAAACCGGCACGGTCGTTCGATTCTCGACCGTATGGGTGGTGACCAGCGATCCGTTGAAGCTCTGCGAAAGAACCTTGCGAGGATCGGCTACAAGCTGCAGTCGGATGATCACTACATCCCGACCGTGGCCCGTTTCCCCGGGGATCCAAAGGCGATTGTGAATCAAACGCGAACCATGTCCGATCTGCGAAAAGACCTGCAGCAGAGCAACCGTGAGGTCCATGGCGAGATCAATCAGTCTCACACAGCCGCACCACGGCGAATGAAAAAGCATCGCCTGCACCCTCGTATCGTGCAGCAGATCGACCGTACAGAACTAGCGGAGAACCCAAAACTCAAAGAAACGCCGGCTGCGGCTCGCTACGAGAGGATCGTTGAGAAGCACGGCTCGGCACCGGAGAAAGCTTGAACAATGAATATGAATTTTGACATCAACAGCGACGAACATTGGAAACAGATTGAAAACGGTCTTCGACAGCATGTGCGATCCCCGATTCGATCAGCCCCATTCCTGTTACAGCTTTTGCAGATGGTTCGTCAGTTACTGACTGGCGGCGCAGCACCGGTCGCTGTCAGTAGCGATCAGGACGGGCTGAAGGAACTGGTTCTGAAGCAAGGGAAAGTGCTGGCTGAACAACTTTCAATGCTGGATGCTCAATCAAAACGTATTGCGATCCTGGAGTCACAGCAGGCAGAGGCGAAGACACCTTCGGTTCCGCCCACAGATTCTCCAGAGGAGAAAAAACCTCGGACTCGGAAAACCACGAAAAGCACCCCCAAAAAGTGATCTGATCAATGAGTGCGCCGTTACTCACATACCAAGATGCCTATGAGCATTTGCTCGACGTGTTTGAGCAAAGCGGGAAGAACGTAGGCACCCAGGACCGTCGATTACGGCGCGCGATCATCGAGGCTTATCGACTGCTGCCCTCTATCCACGATTGGCAGTATTTTCGACGAACCGGTCTCGTGATCACATCCGAACCGGAATCCCATCCCGGATCGTATACGGCGTCTAATAAACGCATCACAATCAGTTCCGGGACGTGGAACGCCAATGCTGATTTCGGTTCAGTTCGGATCGACAGTGTTCGTTATCCGGTGGCTCGCCGGATCAGCGATACCGTCGTTGAACTGGAGGGTGGCCCTGCTTCGAATATCACCTCTGGAACATTTGACTGGCGGCAGTACCGTTACCTGCTGCCAATTGATGTGGGCGATATAATTCACATCCTGGAGCCTCGCAGTTTTTCCGGGATTCGTCGTCTCCCGATGAAAAGTACGTTCTGGTTTCAGGAGGCGGTTACTACGGAAACGTATCCGTACGGGTGGAGTCTCGGTCCATCAAGAAATCATCCCGGTCGCATGGAGCTGTGGTTCACCGGAAGCGGTCAGACCGAAAGGTCTATTCGTTTTCTGTATCAGGTGCGGCACACGAATCTCGACATCACTGAAATCAATTCGGGAACCGTTACGGTTGACGGAAACAGTGCGACGTTTACGGAATCTGTTCTCACGTCGTCGGCAGTGGGCGCGGTCCTTCGGGTCGCTTCTGACGCGCTGGTTCCGACCAGCGTCTATGGCCGTCTGGAGCGAGACAGGGTTCAGGGCCGAGAGAAGCATGTCCTGCGTCCGCCAGAATACGAAACCCGTATCGTTGAGGTGACATCACCTACAGAGGCGGTCCTGGCAAACAGCCTGACTGCGACACCGGAGGCCGGTCGCGGTTACACGATCAGTTCTCACGTCAACGTCAATTTTGAGGGAATGTGGGAACTTTTTCTGAGGATGGCCGAAGAGCGATATGACATCCTCTCCCGTAAAGACACAGCAATTCTCAATGCGTCTCGTTCTCTACGTCTTGACGCCCAGAGGCTGGCAATGGGGGCTGATTCTCCATTGATTGAGACGGACACACCGGGCGGATCGTACGGCCGGATCATCGTCGAGGAGTCGAGCTGATGCCGACGACGTTGATGCCGGGGACATCTATTGAGTTTTGGGCGTGGGATACCGCAACCGAAGTGATTCGGTCGATGGCCAGCAGTGGCGTGTTCCGCGCTGTAGGCGATGATCGAATTGATCCAATTTTGCCTGAAGCTGTAATCAAGCGATTTAACCGTCGACCATCCCGAATGGAGGTCAGTCGCACGGGTGAAGCATCGATCAATGTCCCTGGAATCATCGTTTCATATATGGGCCATCAGCGACCTGCGGCGTCAGGTGAAAACAGGAAAGATCACGGAGTCATCACTCTGTTAATTCAGATTGTAGACGACGGCGATGATGGGGACGCCACAAATGCAGCTTCTTACTTCCGATGGATGCGGGACATTTGCGAGCGTTTGCAAGAAGGCCCGGGGACACATTTGTCTCCTCTGGAATCGTGCCCTTCGCATCTGGGCAACATCTACATGGTTCATTGCAGAGAATTGAGATCACCGGATGAAACAGACTGGGCCGTGGAGCGAATGCGAGCAGCTCAGGTCGTTGAGATATTTACAAGCACTTCCCGATAGGGAGATCGAAAATGGCGATTGGAAGTGATATTGCAATCGGCCGTCAGTGCCGACTGAACTGGAATTCAAAAACGCTGTGTTTCGCGCGAGCGGTGCCGGGAAGCACACGGGAGATTGTTACTAATTCAGATAACGCGATTTGTGGCGATATTGATCACAATATCAACCGCGCCCAGAAGGGACGGCACATGATTAAGTGGTCACTATTTTTTGATATTACGTGGCCCATCGTCCAGGAAGTGTTCCCACTCCTCGGGCTGGATAGCACCGGGTCTACCGGGCCATGGGAGCTGGGGGCGACGGATGACCTGTCTTACTTCCCGGTGCAGATTGACATGCCGGGTGAAGTTCACGAAATCACGAATGCCTTCGTGACCTCGTGGTCGCTCCGTGGATCCAAGGGGTCTCGCCCGGTCCAGATGCAGGTAGACATCGGCGGAGAGGAAGAAGAGCCCGGGACTTTCGTTGAGGATAAGGTGGCCTTCGGTGCCGAGTACGCCTTTACGCATGCGTCGTTGACTTTAGGAAATGAGTCCGATACCGATGAGACTCGGGACTTCGATCGCTTTCTGATTCTCGTCGATAACAAACCAGTCATCGAACACAACAATTCGGTCACGGTCACAGATGCCTTAATTGGCGATCGCAAGTCAATGCTTGCGACTTCAGTTCCTTACGTCTCTGCGAATCTCGACACGTACTTTGATTACCGAGATGACAACGATGGTAAGAACTCGGTCCTTGTCCTGAATAACGGGGAGAAAACGTTGACATTCACGATGCCCGCCGGCCTTCCGATTGCGAAGCCAGCAAGCATTTTGAGCAAGATGGATCAAGTTCGGACGCCCGTCACGATGTTGCTGCATCGCGATGTCAACGGGGCGACCCGTGTTGCTCCACTCGAAATCACAACATCTTGATGATGATCGATGACGGATACACATATCGATATCAGGGCTACTGGTATCGAAAACTGGTCCGAGAGGATCGGGCAATTGTCACGTCTTTGGTGAAGGAAGAGTCGTGGGAAGAACTCGATTTGTTTTTGTGGCATCCGCCACGGTTTTTTGGCGGTACGCCAAACGAAGACGACCGGAATTTTTTGTTTGCTCGGATGATGTCGAACCCAGATGAAAGGGCTGAAACAGAGAACCTGAAACGTTGCGTTGAACTGATGCTGACAAAGCCTCTCTTGGCTCACCGGTCATGTGACCTTTGTCAGAGGTGGTGGTTCGATGAAGATACCGGGGCAATTGCTCGGAACGAACAGGGGCCGATTCTTCGACCCTCGCACGCGAAGGTCTCCTGCGAAACCCATTCCGGTTGCGAAAAAGGTACACACGAAAACCCCATCCAGTTCACCGCTGAAAACAAAAAGGCATGGGAGCATTACTTGAATTTCCGTCATAGCGGCCTGACGGACACGGAGCGATCGTGTCCCATCATTCAGCGAAATTGGCGAGTCATCGGGACACTGGTTGAAAAGCATGGAATTCCAGAAGTTTGTCACTGATTTCCTTTCGAAGATGCAGGACGAAAATCCGGCGAGTGCTTTCACGGATGAAGGCCAGACGCTGATCGATTTGTCCCGTCGACAGGAACTCGATACGCGCGAAGCGGAGCTGACAGAAGAACAAACTGAAGTCACGGATGTTGACGAGCTGGCAGAACAGAGTCTGTCGAGCCTGACACCGAGGTCAGAACCGGCCATGGATTCGGCCTCTTTTGAAACATCCATTCCAGAACCGGAGTCGGTTCCGGAGCCTGAAGTGCCGAGCTTGTTTTTGTCGCAGAACCAACAACTTACGGTTGATGTTGTTTCTGCAACAACAGTTCCGGGACCCGAAGCTGTCCCGAATAAGCAGCCGGAGGTTCCTGAGGCATTACGGCCGTTCTTCAATGACATGATTGCTCAGGCAGAATCGCAATTCCCTGAGGGGATCGACAATCTCGAAATTCGTGAGCCGGGTATTGAGCTGCCGCCATTGCCATCGATCCCCGAGGACATCTTCGTAGACAACGCGAGGGTCCACATGGTCTCCGGGGAAATAATGCAAAGGGATCGTCGATGAGCGTGTTAACGTTTAATGGCCACACCCACTCAGACGGTGAAGTCGGTATAAAAATCGACAGTCGCTTCATTGAAACGAAGTTCCATCAAACTGTCACTCGCGTGGAGCGATGGACGATTGTTGGTGCGATCCTGTCAAATGGGACTTCAGGCGCTTTGAACAGCGGGATGGCGGCGTTGGATAATGCGTATAACCCCAACCTTAAAAATTATGGAAATGCGCAGTTCACGGCGAACGGAAACACTCATCAGCTCCTCAACACAAATTCGTACAACGGCGTGCGAGTGAAAGCGTTCGGCTGGATGACCGGTCCCTGGAAGATGCGGACGGAAATGTCGAATCGACGTGCGTTTTATGCCGTCCTGCAGGCTGAGTACCGAATGAGTGCGCAAGTCGTTGCCTACCGTGAGGAAGTGCGGCGATTCGGGACTGGCGGTCCCAAGTGGCGTTTCATGCCTTCTCTTCAGGGGTTGCCACTGTATCAGCAGCTCCAGGCTTTCACTCCGGTGAAGTATGTCCAGAGAGGGCAACTGTTTTTCAGATCGTTTAAGCCCGCCGCCATTGGTCCTTACTTCACTACAAACCTTATTCATCAGGAGCATGTGCAGGTTGCCGAGATTGCTCCTCAGTCGCTTGCGACAAATGGCTCAATTCAAACGAACGAAATTTATGGGGTTGAGTGGATGTATCCCGCTGAATCAGCCGTCCAGCTTGGATCCTCCGTGACCTTTAGTATTCCAACATTATGACTGCTGGACTCGTTACATATGCGGGTGTCGCGTTTGCGAAGGGTGCCGTCTACACCCAAACGCGCGGCATGACACCTGACCGAATCTCGATACATATGATACCGCAGACATCCCCAATCGCGGCGGTTGGTGATGTGGTGCTTTCGTTTGGAACCTCGCGTATCGTCATCAGGGACTGTCTGGCTGACAAAAGCAATGTGTTCCTGAACACTAATGGGTTCAGCGGGACCGTCGTGTTTGAGGATCGCCGTTGGCGATGGTCGCGGTACACGCGGGTGTCGAGGCATTACAACGAACGCAATGCCGATGGTGAGATCATTAACGCTGCGAGGTATGGCCTTCGTGATATCTTGCGGGATCTATTCACTCAGATTGGTGAAGGGAATGTTGATGTTTCCCGGGTGAGGAACGACTTCTACCCTGAAGTTGACGTTGAGTGTGTCGAGGTCGACAAGCTGATTGCGCAGCTCACATCTGAGTTTGCCTATGAGGTGTGCCTTGGATTCGGCCTGGAACCAGTGCGAGTATGGCCGCGAGGCATCGGATTCCCTCCGCCATCCGATGGGACGGTCATCATGGCGGCGAGTGAAACGCTCGACCCTCCGACCAATCCGCGATATGTGCAGACGTGTTTTGGACGATCAATTGCACAGGCTCGCCTTAAACTGCTCGCGGTAGGGCTTGACACAAATGGGCAGGTCAAGCCGCTTAACAATCTTAGTTATACACCAACCGATGGCTGGTCACGGGAACCGGTTAGTTGCCCAAACGTACTCGACCAATATGGCGCGGCTGCACATCGTCTGGCGAAACAAACTGTTTGGCGATGGTACGTTATTGACACCTATGCGGACGGAACGCTGAACAATCCGGACGGGTCCGGCACACTGAATGACATCAGCCAGCTTCTCCCGCTGTATGACAAACTTTTGGAAGTCCAGCATTCGCAAACTGGACAGCCACATCATCCGGCACCACGAGTTTACGGAGCGCATGTGGCGCAGGCGGCTCCTGGTATTTACGTGAATACGGCGATAGGCGCTGAAATCGAGATTCCATTCAGGCTTGACCGTCATCGCGGCATCGTACAGTTCGAACGACCTGTTTATCAGAACACATTCGGGAAGGCCGCCGCCGACGTTTGGCTTGAGTGTTCGTTTTCACTGCGAGATGTCAACACGCGGCAGTTCGTAACCTATGTCAAAACGAATCAAGTGGATCCCGGCGGATTCGGCTATCACACGTTCTCGGAACCTTCCCTGCATCCACGGACGCTTGTTTATTACAACGATTCTCATGTGGTCACTGGGTTTATCACGAATCAGGCTGAGCTGGACAATTACGCCAATTCACTCCTGGTGACCGCAGCCGGCGAATACGTGTTTGAAAGGAGGAATATGACGTGGTTTAACCAGCCGAATCCTTTTGTTCGTCTTGATGGCAGAACAACACAAATCCGTCATGTCATCTCGGATGGCACAGATGGTGAACCCGGTCACTATACGGTCATGTCGCAGAACATGGACTTTGACCAGTTCGTTAGAGGAGCAGAGGAACGAGTCCGTGAGCAGTACGTGAAGGCACGCAGCAAAACCTTCCTGTCTAAGGAGGTACTTAGCATAAGGAACGCCAAAGGCAATGACTGATCAACTGCAAAGCTTCCCACAGGAAGACCGGCGAGATGTCATTACGTGGCGGAACGATTCTGGCCAAACGATTCCCGCGTTTGCTGTTGTTCAGGCAACTGCCTTCGATTCAGTGAATCTGGTGTACTCTGTTGATCAGCCTTCGGCAGTTGGCGACCTCTTTTTCGCAAATGGTCCGGAGGATATTACTGCTGGAAGATATGGCGAATCGAAGCCATGGGAACAAGGTCCCGCTGTCCTGATCGAACAGGGGGCTTCAACACCCAGTTCACAGGTAGGGCCTATTGCGGGGTCATGGAAACTCGGACATGGCACTCGATTCCAGATGGTGACGAGCGTGTTTAGCAGTGGTCTGGCAGGGGTGAGGCCAGCCGCTGCATCTAATCGCCGTCGCGCAATGATGTTAGGGACCCTGAGTCCGACTGCGTCGGTCATTGGGGTTCCCCCGCCAACGGCGAACGCTGCTCTTTTATACACCACGGGTGCGGGTGTGTTGGATTATGAGCGATTGTCGAATTCGAGTATTCGAACTGTTCAGGTTGTTAACTTCCTGACCGGCATCGCAATTGAAGCTGGCACCTATGTTCGCATTGAAGAGCTTCATGGTTTCTGGGAGCCGTATGTAGCAGATTGCCCATCCGAGCCGGAAGACCAGCCCGATCCTTAGGAGGACGATCATGCTTATTGGTCGCTGTGAAGATGGCTGTTTTTGCCAGGAAAGCAGTTCTTCAGAAAGCAGTCTTTCAGAGAGCAGTCTTTCAGAGAGCGGTCCATCAGAGAGCGGTCCCTCGGAAAGCGGTCCCTCGGAAAGCAGTCTTTCAGAGAGCGGTCCATCAGAAAGCGG